TGTTAGTAACTTCATTGCTGTATTGATGCTGAAAAGCCGATTAAGCTATGACAGCGCCAGGTCAATCCACTAGATCCGAAGATCATAATTCTTTACTTAATGCCCAAACCAGCTCAAGCCTTCGCTGGTTGATAGACAAGTAACAGCACTCTACAAGCAATACCCACATGGATAATGGATAGGATCTCATAGAGCTGACTTATCGAAATTTAACAAATGCCAAAGAGAGTCTCACTATCAAATTAATGATATCAACTGCTCCATGTCGTTCATCACACACCAATGATTGCCAAATCATCGGTACCTCCATCCCATTTTAAAGGGCCCGTCGGAGGAAGTTCTTCTCTTATTATGCATAAGAAAATTTCAACAAGTTGCTGCCTCTCACCCGAATGTGAAAGTGCCACAAACATATGTAGTCTGAACTATTGGAGTTCGCATTACTCCTACAGTAATAAAATTCCATGTTTTCGTAATGGGTTAGCGACGTCTATTTTTGGATTTCATCCACGCATAAATACGCTGTGATCAGTTTTCCTCATGTCGAGGGATCTGTGTTGATTACACTTATTAGATCTAACGGGTTACGTTTGAATCAGTAAAATCTAACATTTTAAGTTTGATTAGTAAATATACATTACTGTAACTGCCCAGTAAAGCATGCCACCAAAGTGACATATTCATCATTTACATAAAGATAATATCAAGATCAAATATCATCAAAATATATCAGAATAGATTTAATATAACAAAGCTAATCTTAAAAATCACATAGTTCGCAAGGCTATGAGGTTCAATGCACTGAACAAATCGGACTTGGTTACCGATATGGAAAAATAATATGTCTAGTAATTGTAAAAATTATTGGCAATAACCAGCAATTTCAACATAATTTACATCTGCTCATGCAGATCAACGCAATCTTAGCACCATAGGGGTTTTAACCCCATCCTGGGTGTAAGATTACGAAAATCATACAATGAGAAACAGATGTTCCATCATGTTAAAACGCCAGCTAGTGCGCATAAAAACTACGCCTAACTTACATTGGAGAGAAATCTATACAAAGATGTATAG